CACATGCGGTTTTTTGCTGGCTAAAGCAGGGTTAAAACCAGCAGGAACTTCACCGACCTGCTGCGCCTCCAGAAACACATCGATAGAAACCTTCCTGAAGATCTGCCCCATTCGGTTATGCCCTCTCTCCTTGTAATCATCCAGCACACTAACAATATCCTTCACCGTTATCTCATCCATTTTTCGTTGCCCAAAAAACTCCTCAAGCACTTTCAGTGGAGAGCTTTTTTGCTTGAAAGTGTTGAGTTTTATTTCGCCACGATTTAGTCGCTCTTCCTGTGTTTTTTTGTAGCGAATCAAAAACTCGGTGATTGTGGCCGAACCGCCAAGGCGTTTATTGATCTCGTTTTTGGCCTGAATTAAGTGCCTCATTTTCTGCTCTGCCAGACGGCTATTTGCTTCCACTGCAATTTCTTTGGCGACAGCTTCATCCGTTCCCAGCCCGTGGAACTTACCTGTTACCGGATGCTTGTACCTCCAGTAGACTTTGTTGGTGCGCGAATCGAGATAGCAGGAAAGGCCTGGTATAGACACGTTATGTTTCCGCGGTCGCGCCATCTTCTAAAATCCTCCTGAGGAGTGGATGATCCTGTTTCTTTATAACTGGTTCAGCCGAATACCCGACGAATCTGGCTGACACCTCGACGCGCCAGCTTTTACCAACCTTGCAAGGTGGCGGGGATATCATGCCGTTCTTGGCGTATTTGCTAAGGGTGGATGCGCCGGGCACTGGCTCGCCAAACTCACGCTTTGCCCATTCAGACAGTAGAACTAACCTGGACATAGTCTTCTCCAGATAATGGCCCTTTACAGGGCCAATAGGTGAATATAAAAAATCAATTTGCGGTCAGGTGCTGCCAGATAGCGGAGACGTATTTCACCTGATGACGGGCATCTGCCAGGGCATGATGCTGATCCCCTTCGAACGGGATCTCGTAGCGGCAATTAAGTCCTACGGCTTTGCCCATCTCGACGACAGTTCGGACATCACGATAATTCCAGTGACCAATTGGGAAGGGGATGTCAGCAAGCTCGTATGCAGCTTCAATAAGCGTGCAATCGAATGAACTTCCGTTACCCCAGAGCTGGACGTTTTTAGATCCGTTCGCAGCATTGTCAGCGATAAAGTTGTCGAACTGCTCCAGCGCTTCAACAAGGCCAACGGCGTCATCAACAAGGATCTCCGAACGGGCCTGAGGTGATTGCTTCAGCCACCACAGAATGGTGCTGGCGTCCGGTGCTGCTCCGAATGACATGCCAGATTCAAGGCTTATAACCTGATAAAACTCAGCGCCGGTTTCGCCTGTGTCGGGTGCAAAAAATACTGCACCAATGGAGACGACGGGGGCGCCGGGTTTTTTGCCCATGGTCTCAAGATCGAGCATCAGATGGGTGAACAGGCGGTATGGTTCGAGATCGATATTTTGATGTTCGGTATCATTATTCAACGCATCTGATTCGAAACCAATTTCATCACCGCCTTCAGTTGCTCCAGCCGTATCCTGGCCCTCTGGTACCGGAGAACTGTTCTGGATTTCATCATTGTGAGTTTTTTCCATCTGCACATTGCTGGTGGTATCCCCGGATTCAGGTGAAAGGCTTTCAGGTTGGGGCTGGCTCTCATTGATCAGGCCATCGATGGTGAAGATGCCAGGCCCAAGGTTGGCGACTTGTGGCTGTTCTGTCGATCCAGCTGCTTCAATAGCTGAGGCAGGCAACGGCAGCAACTCAACTGCGGAATTAAACTCAGCTGTCATCGCCTGGCTAACAAATTCAAGGTGAGCAGCCGGCGTCAGGTGGATGTTCTCCGGCGCGATGCGAACCAGATTGAAAATGGCCGCGCGGTTCACCGACAGAACGCCAGGCTGATTGCGCAGAATGGTGCTCCAGGATTTCCACGGCTGCTCTTTACTGGCGACAATTTCTTTGGCGCGACGCAAGACACTGGTAGGTATTTCGAAGTGGTGGAAATCCATCGGCAGCAGGGCGCAGGCGATTTCCAGATCCAGAGTATCCAGCGTGTGGTGTGCGCCTTCACCGCGGTCGGTCACATATCCTCCATCGGCATTAGTGCCGGAGTCAGTACGCTGTACACTGCTGACACGGTTGCCGGCAGCCCACTCGCGCGCCAGGATACCGCGGTCTAAGTAATCAGTCGCAGCCCACATTCTGGTAAAGCGGAGAACCAAAGCAAGCTCATGACGCTTATCCTCGCTGAATACCTTGCGGATGGCGTCGGTAAAGCGCCACAGGTCTTTGGTGTCGTATCCCTTCACCTCCGAGCAGCTCTCAGCAGCTAACAGTAAGTTCTGGACATAACTGTTATCAGTGTCCATCTCCAGCACGCCGAGCGCTGCAAATTCTTCACGGGTTACATGGTGGCGCAGTTCGTCGGCTGTGAGCTGGGCAAGCAGCTGCTTACGGAACGGCATCTGCACAACTGGGTAACGGGTAGAGTCGTCGTCGTGTTCGTCCAGTGTGATGCCAGCGGTTTCTGGCTGCGTTGACTCAGTGGTGATGTGGCTCTCTACGCCCTCAACTGTTGTCTCGCCAGAGTTTTCAGCCGTGACTTTTGGTAGCCAGGTGCGGCCGTCGTCCTGCAGTTCATAGCGTTTGCACCAGCTGTAATCCACTACGCCTTCTACCGGCAGGTCGTTGCATACTGGGAGGTCAGTGCGGATTGGCTTGGCGTAATCCTTACCGCGGCCGGTTTCGATACCCGCTTCTTCCAGCGCGACATCAAGGGTCAGCGCTGCGCGAGCTTCACTTTTCGCGGTGAACCAGATCACGGCATCTTGCTTACCGGATTTCTGGGTTGCTTTGATTAAATGAAAGAATTCCATATCGGGTCCTTAAATTTGATTGTAAGATACCCGCAGCTAATGATTGCCGCCTTGGGTAGTGGTCATTGGTCAAAACTCGATTCCGGAAAGCTTTGGTCGGCTGACCGGGTACTTAACCCGCCTTGCGCGGGTTTTGTGCTTATTGGGTTACGTCTTTACTCTTGAGCTGAGAGACCAGCACCGAGTTAAGTGCATCCAGCACGGGGTCAAAAGCGGTGTTCGCAGGAACCTTACTGACGGCCCGGATCACCTCTGATACTGAAATTTCACCATCACGCGGAACATATCCGCCGCCCGGTCCTCTGTGCGAGATAACGAGTTTCCCGCGACGCAGCTGCTTAAAGATTTGCTCAAGGTAGGAAACCGAGAGCTTCGATTCTTTGCTTACTGCTGCGAGGGGTACCGGCGCGCCGTTATAGATGGTGTCCAGAACAGCAATGGCCTGTACTGATGCCATCACACGCTTCATGCCGAATTCCATAATGGTTCCCTTCAAGGCCTGTGGCCATTGGTCAAAACTCGATTAAAAATGAAATGCTGGCTGTTGGTCGTCAGCCGCTTTGTACGGGTAACAATCTCCTTTCACTTGCTGTTCAGCGGCAGCTGCGTCACATATTGCTTCGCTCTGATAAACCCCGAGCATGATGTCTGAGCATTCCCCGGTGAGGGCGCAGACAGTGACGATTAAGGCGAAGAACGTGGTCATGCGTCTAACTCTGGGTTGCCCTTCTGAGCCAAGAAGTAACAGAGCTTGCGAAGTAATACTTCTATCAAACTGAGTCGAGCGGCCTGCAGCCGTACTGGTTTACGTGCGAAGTCGATCATGGTTATCTCCTGTGTGCCTTTATCGCCAGGCTGGCGGAACGGTAGAACCTGCTGCGCTATTACTAATGCCATCTCATCCGGTGTTTCGTATGCCGCCGGCAGCTACTTCGTGGGCGTCCTGCCTTGATGACTGGTCGTGTTGGGAGAATTATTATCGAAGTAATCGATAATAGTCAAATTAAATTGATAGGTTAAGGCGAAAACAGTCGGTAGGTTGGGGTTAACCTACGCGAGGGTAAAAGGGAGCAGTGTAGGGTTATTTTGCAGGTGGAATCAGATTTCTTTTCTGTAAGTAAGAGGTTGCGAATTCATCAAGCTCCGCTAGACGCAGTTCTATCATACTGATTATTCTTTCTTTCTCTTCTTCAGTTGGGAGTTCTTCAAAAACCTCAAGGAGCTTGGATTGCAACTGAGATGAAGGCTTAACTGTTGGCTTTTTTGCCCATGGCTCATGATCCTCTACGGGATCATTCTCTTCCATGAAAAACCATGAAAGCGGGTAGCCAGTTGCAGAAGGAAGACGATTTAAAATTTCAGACCGAGGCAGTATGTCGGATTTACACCAGCCATTAACAGATTGAGCTTTAACGCCAAGTCTGCGTGCCAGTTCCGATTGGGAAATACCGAGATCATTAATAGCTTTTTGTAATCTCTTTCCGAAGTTCATCTCTTTATCCATTCAGATACTTGAAGTCAATTATACAGATTTTTTCTGTAGTCTCTCTTATCGAAATAATTTGACGATATCGATTTAATTTGATTTCATGACTCTCATCGATACCTAGAGAGATGAATCAATGAAAATTTCAGTTCAAAAAAAGCTCTTATGCGTCTGCAGCCAAGCTGAACTCGGACGTCGTATGAAGAGACGTGCCCAGACAGTCAACGGTTGGTTTAAAAATAAAATCCCTGGAGAACTGGTTCTCAAAGTGAGTGAAGTTTTGGAGTTCAAAGTGACTCCGCACGAATTACGCCCGGATCTGTATCCAAATCCAACAGATGGTTTACCTCAGAAGGAGGCCTAATCATGCAATCACTCTCATATCTACATCATAGCCAGCATCAAACGGCGCCATTGAAAACACAGAATCAGTTTATGGCGCATCGACGAGACAGCTTCAAGCATCGTTCAGTTCAGGCAGCAGTAAGGGAATGGGAATCTATTTTACCCGGACAGGCGCAGGAAAAGATCGCGCAGTTGGTGGCTGAGCAATGGGTGAAAGAAGGAGGTCGCGGTATTGCGGTCAACAAGCAGAATTTATTCCGCTATCTGAAAAATGAAGGTGGCTCGGAGAAATACACCGCCTACGTCATGCAACTGTCGGGGGCAATCGTCGCAGCTATGCCCATTGGGATAGCCAGAAAGCATGGGCTTAGTAACGCCAGAACGGAAGCCGAGCTAGTGGCGAGTGCAATCAAAGAATGCAGTGAGGCGCATCAGGCTAAGTTACTGGGCGCCCCCCTTCAAAAGCTTGAAAAAGAAATTCGTGAAGCGGCAATCGCTTTATTCAACATGTTACCTACCGACGTGGCGGGACCACTACTGGCGAGCCTTAGCGCCGTAGCGCCACAGTTTTTGTAATCGAGTTTTGAACAATGACCACCAGCGATGCTGGTTAAAAAGAGGTTTTTGATGGCCCGCATCAGAACAGTTAAACCTGAATTCTGGACAGATGAGAAGGTGGTGGAATGTTCAATTCCAGCGCGCTTATTGTTTATCGGGTTATTTAACTTCGCAAATGATATGGGGTGCCTTGAGCGGTCTCCTAAACGTCTCAAGATGCAAATCTTTCCGGCTGACATGATCGATTGTGAGCCACTGCTACTTGAATTGATAACTCATGGACTACTCAGTGAGTATTCAGTGAGTGGAGTTAATTACCTCCAAATAAAAGGATTTCTTAAACATCAGAAAATCAATCGCCCCTCGGCCACGAAAATACCGCTTCCTCCTGAATTCACTGAATCGGGGAAGGGTGGGGGGAGTGATTCAAGCACCAATCATCGAGACCTCAATGAAGACTCAGTGAGCCCTCATGTAGTTATCAATGATGGATCACTGACGGATACGGATACGGATACGGAAGGGAAAGGAATAACCCCCTCTCTTAGCGCGGGGGAGAAAGAACTCTCAGAAGACGTTATTTCGCAAGTTCAGCCCACCGCCCCACGATACCTCCAGGGCCTGGATGAGCCGATCGGTAAATTCACGATGATAGCCACTTGGCTACCAAGCAGGGATTTCCGGCAGCGTGCAGCTATGTGGGGGATCGCGTTGCTTGAACCTGATTACCTTGTAACTGAACTTGCAGAATTCACATCGTACTGGGAGTCGGAGGGAAAGGTGTTCACGCAGATTCAGTGGGAACAGAAGTTTGCCAGGCATGTAAAGCACGTTAGAGCGAAACAAAAACAGCAGACCGGAGGTAACGACAATGCAGCAGTTCGATCAGAACCAACAGCATCCCGAGCTGTTCAGCAAATTCAGTCAGCCCACGCAGAGTGGCGCCGCAAGAACGGACTTGATGGCAACGGAAACGGCGTGGCGGTTGTGGCAGGTGATGGGGGAAATCTTCTCGAACCGGTGGACGCAGAAGAATGGGTCAGAACCTACGGACCTTTGGATTGCTCAGATAGGTTCGATGACTGAAAGCCAGATCGGTCTGGTCTGCCAACAGTGCGTGGAACGCTGTGCAGTTGGGAATACCTGGCCCCCGGATCTCGCTGAGTTTGTCTCTCTGGTTTCTGAGAGTGGCGCCAACCCGTTTGGGCTGACCTCGGAGCAAGTGATGGCAGATTACAGACGCTGGCGAAACGAATCTTATCGATATTCGGGCAGCGATAAATATCCATGGCCGCAGCCGGTGCTGTATCACATCTGCATCGAAATGCGCAGAACCGGCGTTGAACGCCAGATGACAGAGGGGGAGCTTAAGAAACTGGCTGAGAAACTACTCACGAAATGGACGAAGCACGTTAGCAACGGACTCTCGGTACCGCCGATCCGTCGCCAGCTGGCAGCACCGCAGCACCCGGCAGGACCAACTCCGGCACAGCTGCTGATGGAAGAGTACAAACGCCGTAAAGCGGCAGGCTTAAGCAACTAAATCGAGTATTGACCAATGACCAAACAGTTAACCCAGAAAGAGCAGGTGGCGGTTTTCGTACGCTACCGACCGAATAGCGCCGTCGGCGATGTTTCCGAAGCGCTGGACATGGCTGGCGCCACCGCAGGCAAATTGCTCCGTGAACTGAGCGATGAGGGCGTGATCATCCGCACCCGAAATAGCGTGCAGTTCATCTACGCGGCAGCGCCTGGGGCAGAGATACCTGACGTGATCTTGCCGTGCATGGTGCTGAAAAGTGACCCGGTGAAAATAATGGAAGCCGAGCTGAAAGCCGAAGCGCTGGCGGAAAAGGGTTTATGGCGCCGTGCAGCTGGCGTTTATACCGACATGTTCAGCATCGCCTGCAGTTCTGTGGAAGTGGCGCGCATAGCCAAACGCCGCAAAGAATGCCTGCGCATGGCGAAGAGAGCATGATGATGGCCAGCATTAAGCTTTGGACCATCATCCGCGCTATCCAGTGCGGTAATGAGATTACCCCGCGTCAGGTTTGCCGATTACTCGAGTGTGACAGCAAAAAGGCCAACCGCCTGTTGGAGCATCTGGTTCGTGCTGGCGCCGTTAAAAACGTCGGCCAGCGCCGGCATCCTTTATTCGTTATGCAGCCGGGCGGAGAGAGGTGCATCAAGCCGTTGCAGGTTGAACTGGTGAATAGGCACCAGCCAAGCATTACAGACGTTTGCCGTCAGAACTGGCAGGGCTATCAGGTGCACAAAATTTTCGGCAGCGAACGTGCATGAGAAGTGTAATACAGCAGAGGCCTCTCCTGAGGCCTCCTTCTATACAACCTTCTTTGCCCACCGTCTCCGTCTCGGTTTAGGTACGCATGATATGGCGGTGAGGCGTGTTCCACAGATGGAACAAACCGCACCATGAGGTTGGTTTAGATCGGAACTAAAGGTCGTGAAAAAGAACTTTTTGCTCGAACAAACCTGGCACTTGAACTGGATGTTGGGGATATCCCCTCCGGCCGGGTGAATTGAGTCGTCACAATATCTTATTTAGTTCCGTCAGTAATTGTTTATCTGAATATATTTTAAACACGTTTGTAATGAACGTCGTTAGGGTGATGTAATGGAATTGTTAATGCTATACGCAACAAAGCGGATCGTGGAACTTGAAAGCCTGCTACTGGTAGATGTCACCGAAACAGTATGGCCTGTTGAAGTGGGCTTAGTATACGGCCAGATCGAAAGCGCCGGAGATGTTCCGGCTCACCACCAGCGCCGCCTGAAGCATCACATCAACCGGATGTGGCTAGAGAACATGCCGGTACCGTCGATTGTCGTTGCTGCCAGGTCGCTGGCCGCTGCCATGGAGGAATACGCGTGAGAGAGATTATCGTTGATAACTTTGCTGGTGGCGGCGGGGCGAGTACGGGGATAGAACTCGCCACCGGCCGGAGCGTGGATATCGCCATCAATCACGACCCAAACGCTGTGGCCATGCACACCACCAACCACCCGGATACGCTGCATTTTTGCGAATCCGTTTACGTTGTCAGGCCAAAAGTAGCGACCGCTGG